AAAACATGGAAGCCCCGCAATTTCAGGAATTTCGTTGCCAACCTTCCCGAAGATTATCCAGACGGTGTAGAGCATGGCGATCAAGCGCCTAGTTAATTGGACCGGTTACCCTGCTGGTAATGGTGACTTAGTTGTTATTGTAGACCAAGCGGGCGCGGGTACGGATGCCGTGGATGTGTCGATCACAATTGGCTACGAGACGGTGACTGTGTAACCTCCTACTTGACTAATTTTAAGAATTGTTCCTATAGTATTGGAACATTACCCCCGGATAACCCTATTCAGGCCCCGGAAACCGCAACCCCATACGGCTCCTAAAGCGGAACCGGCGGCCTCCCAAAAGCAGGGAACAACCCTCCACCCCGTAAAATTAGGATAACCCGTCATTTTTAACCAATGATGGAGAAATCCAATGGCTGATACAGCTTATCAAACTCAGTATCGCCAAGAATTCGTCCAAGGCTTCGAGGATATGACTTCGCGTTTGCGTAGTACCACTATCACCGAAGTTGTAATCAAGGGAAATCAAGCGACTTTCCTTGTGGCGGATTCTGGCTCAGCCACGGCTAAAACCCGTGGTGCGAATGGTTTGATTGCGGCTCGCGCCGACAATCTCACCCAGCTAACCGCGACCCTTGCAGAATGGCACGATCTGGTCCGCAAAACTGGCTTCAATATCTTCGCCAGCCAAGGCAACCAGAAGGCCATTATGCAAAAAACCACGATGTCCGTTATCAATCGCAAAATCGATGATGACATCATCGCGCAACTCGACACGCTCACCAATGATACCGGGACTTCTGCGGCAACCGCGACCCTTGATATGGTTGTCCATGCCCAAGTCATCCTTGGTGATAACTTCGTTCCCATCGATGAAGAAGAAAACATGTTTGGGTTGATTACCCCTGCATTCAACGGTTATTTGATGCAGATTCCCGAATTTGCTTCTTCGGATTATGTCTCCGTCAAGCCCTTCGAGGGCAAGGCGCGGCAATTCCGTCGTTGGATGGGCGTCAACTGGATTATCCACCCACGTTTGACCGGTTCGGTCGGCGCTGGTAGTGCCGGTTCGACGGAGAAGTGCTACATGTACCATCGTAATTGCATCGGCCACGCCTTTGACACTGACTCGCTTCAGGAAGCGACGAAGAATGTGGTCGGCTATGACGAGGAACAGGACTATTCATACGCTCGTGTGTCGGCATTCATGGGTTCAAAACTTTTACAGAACGCAGGTGGGGTCTTGATGAATCATGACGGCTCCGCTTACGTCGCAACATAGGAGGACATGAAATGGCTTATAGTACCGACAATCCTCCGCTTCTCGTCGCTACACAGCCGATTACCGGGCATAAACAGTGGGTCTATGTTTCGACCCACTTGGCCACCAATATCGGTTCATCTATCCATCTTACCAACGCCAAAGACCTTGGAATGCAGGTTGGTGATATGGTTATTAATATTGGAACCAATGCCAGCGGCGTAAACTCTGCGACCGCCGGTATCCTGATGACTTCCCACTTTGTTACTAGGGTGGCGGCAACGTCCTGTAACATGTCCACGGGTGTCGTTTTGGGCGGAACCACCTAATCCCAACCGAACCCCGTTTGGGATACCCTACCTGGGTAAACTGGCTGGCCTCTTCATTGGGGCCAGCCACCTTTTTTTCAACAGAAGGACTTTTTACTAATGGCTAAAGCCGACAAAACCCCCGAAATCGAAGACAGCACCCCCGAAGAACAAACCCCGGAAGTAGCGGCGGCGGAAGCCGCTGGCGAACCCGAACCAACGGCAATTGCCGAAGCGATGAATGAAGCGGTCAAGGTAAAAAGCCTTGCGCCGGTCGAAAAAACCCCGACCATCGGTGATCTTCCGGCGGTCCGTAAGGTTGCGGAAGCGGATTTCTTCCTCACCGAAGAAATTCAGTCCATGTATACCATTCATCCGCCGGTCGGCACCCAGCCTGAAGACGTTATGCAGCCGATTTTTTGGGCCCATGTCGCCCGCAAACTTCGCCCGATGGCGGAAATTCGCGTCATGCCAAAGGACGGTACTTGGTACGGGATTTATCTGGTTCTCTATGCCGATGACAATTCCGCCAATGTTCAAGAACTGGCCATCTATCCCATCGACGTTTCCGAAGGTGGTGACTCCGATGTCTATTACGTCAAGTGGGTTAGCCCGCCGCTGAAATTTGGTGTTATCCGCAAGGCTGATAATGCCCGTATCCAAGACGGCTTCGCCTCCAAGAAGGACGCCGTTGTCTGGATGCACGGCTACAAGAAAGCGCACGGGTAATTATGGCTACCGGGCAACTCACCCTTTACAACGGAGCGTTAAGACTCTGTGGGCAGGCCAACCTTTCGGCACTGACGGACGCGACCGAAAACCGCCGGATGTTGGATGATGCGTATGACGAAAACGCCATAGACAATTGCCTTGAGCAAGGGAATTGGAACTTCGCCACCCGCACCATTGAATCCAGTTATGATACGTCAGTATCGGACCCTGGGTTTGGGTTTTCCCGCGCCTTTTCCAAGCCGTCAGACTGGATGAAAACCGTCCAGCTTGCCAGCGACGAATATTTTCGGAATGTCTTGGTGGATGCTGAATTCAACGATGAACAGCAATATTGGTGGTGTGACATCGATACCATCTATGTCCGGTACGTTTCCAACGATGCGTCGTATGGCGGTGACTTCTCCCTATGGCCGCAAGGCTTCGTCCGGTTTTTTGAGGCATACCTAGCCGAACAAATTGCACCACGGATTTTTCAGTCCGCCGATGAAGTGAAGGCCATCAAGGCCGTGGCGAACCGGGCAATGGTGGAAGCGCGGTCGGCTGATGCTATGAACGAGGGCGTTAAGTTCCACGCCCCCGGCGGGTGGGCCAGTGCAAGGCGCGGTCGGGGAAGACATAGCGACAGAGGCAAACGCTCACAATTGATAGGATAGCGGCATGTCCCTCGATAACTCTCCGCTAGCAATTTTTAACAGAGGAATAGTAGATAAACGGGCATTGGCACGAGTCGATATTAAGCGCGTCACCCTAGCGGCGGAAGAATCCGTCAACTGGATGCCCCGGACATTGGGGTCCATGTCATTAAGGCCGGGCTTGGAATATCTGGATAGCGTCAATGCCAACAAGGAATCAAAGCACCTTGATTTCGTATTTTCCGCCGATGATACGGCAATTATCGAAGTCACCGATTCCGTCGTGCGGGTCCGGGTTGATGAACAAATTGTCACCCGCGCTACCGTGTCCACGGCCATCGCCAACGGGCTCTTCACCTCCGACCTGACAAGCTGGACGGACACCGATGAGTCCGGGGCGACTTCGCAATGGGCAACCGGTGGCTATCTGGATTTGGCTGGCACTCGGTATAATGCCGCCATCCGCCGCCAGCAAGTCTCCGTTGCGACGGCGGACTTGAATGTGAAGCATGGCCTTAAAATCATCATTCAGAGGGGCCCTGTGACGTTTAGGATAGGGTCTACGGCTGGCGGGGAGGAATATGTCTCCGACACCGAACTGGCCACTGGACAGCATTCTCTGGCCTTCACGCCTACAGGTGATTTTCACCTTCAGCTTTCATCCCGCACCGAATATTCGGTATTGGTTGACTCCATCGCGGTTGAATCCAATGAAGACCTGACCCTTGTAGCCCCGTGGAAGGTGTCCGATCTTGATAACCTTCGCTGGTTTCAGTCCGGGGATGTCATTTTTGTTGCCTGCAACGGCTATCAACAGCGGAAAATTGAGCGCCGGGGTACGGAATCTTGGTCCCTTGTCAATTATGAAACCGAAGACGGGCCCTTCCGGGCGATCAACGGCACCACCATTACCATGACCGCAGGCGCTTTGGTTGGAGACACCACCCTTACCGCTTCCCGAAGCTATTTCAAATCAACCCATGTCGGGGCATTGTTTGAATTGCGGTCGGTCGGACAAAAGGTGACTGTCACACTCACTGGCGAAGGCCAATGGTCAGCATCAATCAGGGTTGTCGGCGTTGGTACTAGCCGGGTTTTTGATATTGATGTCACCGGGACATGGACGGCCACGGTTACACTTCAACGCTCCATCGATGATGAGTCATCTTGGACCGATGTGTTGACGTACACGACCAACCAGAACACCACCCATAATGACGGCTTGGATAACGAAATTGTCTTTTACCGGATTGGCGTTGATACCGGGGATTATACGTCCGGCACCGCAACCGGCGTCCTGGAATGGGGCGGCGGCGGCATCACCGGGCATTGCCGGGCCAACGCCTTTACTTCCGCGACCGTTATGCAGATTTCCATCCTTGACCATATTGGCCAAACCACGGCAACGGAGTCATGGTTTGAAGGAATTTGGTCTGACCGAAGGGGCTGGCCGTCCGCCGTTGTAATCTATGAAGGCCGCCTATGGTGGGCTGGAAAGGATTGGATACTTGGTTCCGTGTCGGATGCCTTTGAAAGCTGGGATGATGAAATTGAAGGAAACTCCGCGCCGATCATCCGGACCATCGGCGTCGGCCCCGTGGACAGTATTAATTTCTTGCTGGGTTTACAGCGCATTATCATCGGAACTGAAAGTCAGGAATTAACGGCGCGGTCTACCACCTTGGATGAAATACTGACTCCGACAAACTTCAACGTAAAAACGGCGTCCACTCAAGGGTCTTCGCCTATCGGGGCCGTGGCGGTCGATACCCGTGGCATTTTTGTCCAGCGGGGCGGCTTACGGGTTTACCTGATGGAGTTTGCCGACCTCACATCTTTCGACTATACGACCGGGGATTTAACCACGTTGGTTCCCAAGATTGGCGACCCTGGAATAGTCCGAATTGCCGTCCAGACCCAACCCGATACCCGCATTCACTGTCTTCGTGCTGATGGCACCGTGGCCGTTCTTGTTTTCAACCCCGCCGAAGACATCAAGGCATGGATAGAAATTGAAACCGGCGATGCCGATTGGGTTAATGGCGTTGTTGAAGATGTTTTTGTGTTGCCGGGCTTTGAAGAAGACGTTGTTTATTACGTTGTCAAGCGAGTGATCAACGGGGCTGAAGTCAGATACCTTGAAAAATGGGCCCTTGAGTCCGAGTGCATAGGCGAAACATACAATTGCCAAGCCGACTCGTTTATGATGTTCATCAACAGTCCCGCAAGTGCGACCGTCGATGCCGCTGGTCATTTAGAAGGCGAGTCCGTGGTTTGCTGGGCCGATGGCAAATGCCTCCGGGATACGGCGGGCAACATCGCCACCTTCGTCGTATCTGGTGGAGTTGTCACCCTCACCAACAACGGGTCCAGTTACACGGCTTCACAGGGCATTATTGGGTTGTCCTACCGTGCCCGCTGGAAGTCCGGCATCTTGCCGTTTGCGGCCTCCCTAAGCACCCCGTTGACGCAACGCCAGCGGATTTCTCAAATCGGGCTGCACCTTGAAAACACCCATAATCAGGGCCTTAAATTTGGCCGGTCGTATTCGAGTATGGACAATCTCCCGTTGGTTATTGAAGGCGCGACGGTAGCCGCCGACGACATCCATTCTGATTTAATCCTTCCCGGCGTCACCTTCCCCGGCAACACCCAAACCAACGCCCGCTTGTTCCTGGAAGCCAATGCGCCAAGGCCCTGCACCGTCAAGGCCGCCGTGCTTAGTATTGGCACATACGACAAGTCGCCGTAATGGAAAGATTCAAAAATGTCTAAAATGATAAACACAGGCCAAGTCCTCAAGGGCACCGGCACAATGATGAAGTTGTTTGCCAATCTTCGGGGCGGTGATGCCGCCGAAGAAACGGGGTCCGCTATAAAAAGGGCGAAGCTGGCGGAAGCGGCGTCCCTTCGTAGCAAGGCACAGGCGGAACGGGCAACTGGCTCTGCCATAGCTGGTGAGGAAGGCCGGAAAGCCGCCAAGGTATTATCAGATTTTGATGCCACCGCCGCCGCGTCCGGTACGGGCGGCCCGCAGATTGAAACCCTGCAAGAAAGAATTGCTTCCGAAGGGGAGTACAGGAAGAAAGTGGCAATATTCGGCGCTGAAGAAACCGCCAAGGGCCTTGAAGATGTAGCCAACATGAAAGCGTTTGAGGGCGAACAGCATGAAATGGCTGGCGGCACCAGACGCACAGCCCTTCGGACCGCTGCCGCCGCCACCTTGCTGGAATTTTTTGAGGACACTTCATTGTTCGATAAGTTTGGTGAGGATGAAGACAACGGTGATGACGAAAACAAATTGGAACTCACTTAGGACTAGAACATGGCAAAATTACCAACCCCCGAAAATCTAGGCTCCCCTGTTGTTCCGCAATCAAATCGTCCGATTGTAAGTCAAAGCGGTGCCGGGGTAGCGGAAGCCGCCGAAGGGGAAGGCGTGAATGATCAAATCCGCACCGCGAATAGGCTTCGTGATGCCGGTGAGCGTATTTGGCAACGTGATGAGTCTGTCCAGCGGCTTCGTGATACCCGTCAATTCCGTAAGAAATCCGAAGAGGAAACCCGGCGGTTTTTGGCCGAAGGGGATTTGTCCAACCCACGCAGTATTGAAGAATATGGGGCCTTCATGTCCGGGCTCGAAAAGGACACTCTGGACGGCCACGTTGGGCGCACCGATAGCCGTATTGCATTGGCAAAATCCATCGATGGAATGAAGTCTAGCATGGTCGGCAAGGTGGCCTCCGCCGGATATACCGCCCAGCAAAATATGATAACCAACGAACTTGGCGGGATGCTCAACGATCACGCGGCCAAGGTTTACGACAACCCAAGCGCCTTTATCTCTGAATATCAGTCGTTCACAGAGTCGGTTGATGGAATGGCCTTGAGCCCGGAAGTCAAATTGAAGCACAAAGACGCCGGGCTTGCCGTCATGGCTGAAAGAACCATCGACAGGATGATTGAGTCCGGGGCCATCCGGGATGTGCCCGGCATGATGAATGACGCAATGGACATCGTGAATCACCAAGGCGTATCCAGGGCGATGGGCGAAGAACGCCAGCGCCGTATCAGCAATAAGATTACCAAGGCGTCTGCGCCGGTTGACCCCGTTGTGCTTCAGCCCGGAGCTAAACTTGTTCATCCCAGGACCGGCG